ATAACATTACCTAACGGATCAATTACAAACGACGAACTAGCAGGTTCTATTGCTAATGCAAAATTAGCAAACTCATCGATTACAATTAATGGATCGGGAGTTGCTTTAGGTGGTTCAATAACAGTAGGATCAGTTTTAACTTTTCCAACAATAGGTTCTATTAATCCATCAACAATAGAAAACACACAAACAGCAGTTACTATTACAGGAACTAATTATATTTCTGTTCCTTTTGTCGATGCAATTAATTCTTCAACAGGAGCTATTGTGTCAGCAGACTCAGTATCTTTTACAAATGGAACAACTATTGTAGCAACGTTTACACTACCTGTAGATGGCACATATTTTCTTCGTGTAGAAAATAATGATGGACTAGCCGTACGATCAGGTTCAGCATTACTAACTGTATCAGACGCACCAGCTTGGCAAACAGCGGCAGGATCACTTGGTACAAATGCTGCTGGTAGTACTGTCTCTTACACAGTTTCAGCTACGAGTGCTACAGCGTATGCAGTTCAATCTGGTTCTTTACCTGGAGGTGTTTCTTTAAATACAAGCACAGGAGCTATTACAGGAACAGAATCAGGAGCTACTTCAGAAACAACTTACAATTTTACTATTCGTGCTACTGACGCTCAAGCACAAACAGCAGATAGAGCCTTTTCAATTACCATTTCAGTTGGTATAAACAACTCAATAAGGCTTCAATAATGACAACTATAACTAAATCAATATCAAGTACTGGGAATAGACAAATATTTACTGTTTCTGTTTGGGTAAAAAGAGCAAACGGTGCTAACACGGGAAGTAATGGAACAATATTTTGTGTTGGCACAGCAAATAGTGATACAGGAAAATTTCGTTTTGTTATTGACACCAGTAATAGAGTAAAAATTGAAGGAGGGTCTACAAACTTTAGAACAAGTGACATGAAACTTACTGATCAATTTAGTTGGTATCATTTAGTTTGCGCTGTCGATTCTACAGATTCTAATGCTGATAATAGAGTAAGAGCTTGGGTTAATGGAGAACAAATAACAGTATGGGGAACTAATAATACCATGACACAAAATCTAAACACACCTGTAAATGAAAGTGGTAAAACACATTGTATAAACACAGAAGGAGATGGGTCTAGTACTCCTTTCAAAGGATACTTTGCTCATTTTCATTTAATCGATGGTACTGCTTATCCTCCAACATCTTTTGGAGAAAAAGATTCTACGTCAGGAATATGGAAACCAAAAACTAATCCTAGTGTTACTTATGGAACAAATGGTGTTTTTCTTAAATTTGAGAACAGTGGTAATATGGGGTTAGACTCAAGTGGTCAGACTAATAATTATACTATCGGAAGTGCTGGAACACTTCCTCAAACAACAGACACTCCTTCTAATAATTTTGCTATATTAAATCCATACAATAGACGCATAACTAGCACTGCTCCTAATTATGCTCATGGTAATTTATTTATAGATAATCAAGATCAAGACGGCCAAAGCAACAACTGGTGTTCTAGTATTGGAGGTTTAACAAAAGGAAAGTGGTACTGTGAAATAACTCCACATGTAAATGGAAGTGCTACTAGTGTTATGCTTTTAGGAGTGATTGCTACACAAATGAGTATGAATAATGGTTCTGCTGCTTCTGGTTCTTACACAGGGTATTCTTATTTTTATAAAGCAGATGGAAATAAAGGAACTTCTCCACCTAATACTTCATCTATTACCACTTCGTCTTATGGAAATACATACACTACAGATGATATTATAGGAATATTTTTAGATTTAGATAATGGAACATTAAAGTTTTCTAAAAATGGAACAATACAAAATAGTGGTACAGCGGCTTTTACAGATTTAAAAACAAACTTAGACTACAGCGGCTATATGTTTGGCGGAGGTATTGGAACAAATGGACAATTTCAACAAAACCAAATTAAAGGAGCTAATTTTGGTAATCCAAGGTTAGCTATTAGTTCAAGTCAAGCTGATGCAAATGGTCAAGGAAATTTTGAGTATACACCTAATGATGGGTCGTATAATTATTACGCATTATGCACAAAAAATTTACAGGAGTTTAACTAATGGCTTATGCAACAATAGCTGACGCTTCAGCAAATTTTCAAGCAACTACTTATACAGGAAATGGAGGTACACAAACTATAACTAATGCAGGTAATTCTAATTTAAAACCAGACTGGTTATGGGTAAAAAATAGAAGTGCTACAGATAGTCATATGCTTTCTGATAGTACTAGAGGTTCTACTTATGCAATTAATTCCAATGGCACTGGCGCACAGTTTGTACCAACAAATGGTAATGTAGCTTTTTTAACAGATGGTTTTAGTGTTGGTTCAAATAATAATTATAACAGAAGTTCATCATCGTTGATAGCATGGCAGTGGAAAGCTAATGGTGGAACGACATCAAGTAATTCTTCTGGATCTATAACTTCAACTGTACAAGCTAACACAGCAGCGGGATTTAGCATTGTTAAATGGACAGGTACAGGATCAAATGGCACGGTAGGACACGGGTTAGGAAAAGCCCCTAGTTTTATACTTTTTAAAAATTATACAGCAACTGAAAACTGGACTACTTATCATGAAGTTGGAAGTGGAGGAGGAAATAGTGGAAATATTGGTGGTATGTATTTAAATTTAACTAATGGTTTTAATACCGCAAGTACTTGGTACCAAGACACTTCTCCTACATCTAGTCTTTTTTATGTAGGAACAAACAGTAAAACCAATGGTGGCACTATGATAGCATATTGTTTTACTAATATAAAAGGCTATCAACAAGCAGGGCAATATTATGGAAATGGCAATAGTACCCACGGTGTATTTGTTAATACAGGATTTAGACCTGCGTATGTTTTAATTAAAAGAACACATTCAGGAGGAGGTGTTTGGGCTATAAAAGATTATAGACGTCCTGGACATAACCAAGTCACAGGAAGATTAGACGCAAATGATGCTGATGCAGAAAATGTTGATCATGTATGTGAGTTTTTTGGTAATGGATTTAGAGTATTGGATAGTGGTAGTGCATTAAATGGCAGTGGAGAGCAGTATGTTTATTATGCTGTTGCAGATCAATCAATAGTTTCTACAAATAATTTACCTTCTAATGCTGGAGTCATGAAAGCAGAATAACATGGTATCAACACTTAAAGTAAACACAATCAAGAAACATTCAGCTACTTCAATCACACTTGGAGAGTCAGGTGATTCTATTGTTAATAATGCTTTAGATGTTACACCTCAAGGTACATCTTCTAACCCTATAACATTTACTGTTACTGTTGCAGCAAAGACTTCGGCTAATGTATACAACGGTGCAGGTAGTTCTAATGCTTATTTTATAAATGGAACAGAAGCTCCTAGTTTTTTTATTGAAGGTAATGAATCTTCTTCTTATGAATACTATTATAAATTCGATCAATCAGATGCTTCTAATGGAAATGGTGGTGGTCATCCTTTACGATTTTATTTAGATGCAGCAAAGACACAAATATTTAGTACTAATGTAACAACAAACGGTACGCCTGGTCAAGCAGGCGCTTACACACAAATAAAGGTTGGAGGTTACACACCTAACGTTTTATATTATCAATGTAGTAGTCATGCTTTTATGGGTAACAAAATTATTAACCCAGCTACAAAAACATTAAGTCTATCAGGAGCAGCTATAACGTTACCAACAGGAACAGGATCTGCAAATCAATTTATTGGATATTCTTCTTCATCTGCTGGTGTAACAGAAACAGCTTGGTCAACTGTAATAGGAGAAACCAAACCAACCATTACAGGTATTAGCCCTAATGTAGCAGAAAACACACAGACAGCTATCACTATAACAGGAACTAATTTTGCTAACACACCTTATGTAGATGCAATAAATTCAACAGGAGCTATTACATCAGCTGATTCTGTTTCGTTTACAAGTGCAACAACATTAGTAACAAACTTTACGTTACCTGTTGATGGCACGTATTTTATACGAGTAGAAAACCCCGATGGTAATGCGGTTCGTAGTGGAACAGCGATACTTACCATATCCGATGCTCCTGCTTGGCAGACAGCAGCGGGATCTTTAGGAACAGTGGCTGGTGGAGGAACTATTAGTTTTACTGTTAATGCCACTAGCGCAACGGCATATGCAATAGCTTCTGGATCTTTACCAGGAGGAGGAAGTTTAAATACAAGCACAGGCGCTATCACAGGAACTGAGTCAGGTGCTAGTGCAGATACAACATACAATTTTACCATTACAGCTACAGATGCGCAGGGGCAAACAGCAAATAGAGCCTTTTCAATTACAGTTGATATTGGTATAACTAATGCAGCGAGGTTTATAAGATAATGGAATTTTTAACTAGAACACCTAGCGGTGCAGGTAATAGTCAAATATTTACTCTTAGTACATGGATAAAACGTGGAATCATATCCGCCGCATCTGGTTCTCAAAATATTTTTGAAAGCAGACCTGGAAGTTATTTTTTATTTGTTTTTACCAATGCTTCTAATGCAAGTGGTGGAGATACTATAAGATTTGAAGCAACTGGTGGAATGAATTTAGGTATTGATGGAATGTTTCGTGATCCTTCTGCTTGGTATCATGTCGTAGCGGCTGTAGACACAACACAAAGCACAGCTTCTAATAGAGTTAAATTTTATGTAAACGGAGAACAGAGAGGGTTAAATTCAACTTACACTACTTATCCATCTCAAAATGATAGTTTTCAATGGAATAGTAACGTCATTCAATGTGTAGGAGGAAGTCAAGCACAGTCTAGTGAAGGAGCTGATATGTATCTTGCTGATACTTATAATATTGATGGACAACAATTAACCGCTGCTTCTTTTGGAGAAACAGATTCTACCACAGGAATATGGATACCAAAAACGTATTCAGGAAGTTATGGTACTAATGGATTTAGATTAGAATATAGAAATGCTGCTGCGTTAGGAACGGACACAAGTGGTCAAGGTAACAACTTTACTCCTCAAAATATGTCAGCAGATAATCAAGTTACAGACACCCCTGATAATAATTTTGCTACTATGAACCCTGTAGTAATATTTGAGGGTAGTAACTCTCCTAGCAATATACCTACCTACACTGAGGGAAATACTGTTGCAACAGCAGATAATAGTACGACAAGATTTGGAATGGGAACTATAGCTACTACAATGCCTTATTACTTTGAAGTTAAAGTTTTATCAACGTCCTCTACAGACACCAGTCAAAGAATAGGTGTGATAGATGATTCTGCTTATGGTTCAGCAGCAACTTATTCATCAGTATACAGAGGCGACGGCTCTATTACGGCTACAGGAGAAAGTAACAATACAGGAAATCAAACTCTATCCGCTAATAGTATTATAGGAATTGCTGTTGATTTAGCTACAAATTATAACATAAAATATTATCATAACGGAACACTACAAGCTACAATGGCAGTTGGTTCTTCTTATAGATCTCTTGCAACAACGGCTTTTACAAGATTAGTTGATTCAACTCAAAGTTTTTCTTTTAATTTTGGTAATCCTTCTTTTGCTATATCAAGCGGTAACGCTGATGCAAATGGATATGGTAACTTTGAATATGCAGTGCCGTCAGGGTATTATGCGCTTTGCACAAAAAATTTAAACACGTACGGATAGAACATGGCATACGCAACAATTAACGATCCTTCAGCACAATTTCAAACCTTAACTTGGACAGGCACTGGAAATGATAATACAGCTGTAACAAATACAGGTAATTCAAATCTTCAACCTGATTTTGCATGGGTAAAAGTTAGAAACACTACTCATGATCATATTTTATTTAATTCAACTCAAGGAAACAATTACAATTTAAGACTACCTACCACTGATCCTTTATATACTAATTCTAATTACTTAAAAAGTTTTGACAGCGATGGTCTTACTTTAGGTACATCTAATAGAGTAAATGGAAGTGGAGACACCTATGTTGGTTGGCAATGGAAAGCAACTGCAGGCACAACAGCTACAAATAATGCTGGATCTATTTCTTCAACTGTACAGGCAAATACAACAGCGGGATTTAGTATTGTCAAATGGACATCAGATGGAAATAATGGAAGAACAGTAGGTCATGGTTTAGGAGTTAAACCTACGGTAATTATTACAAAAAATAGTAGTGCAGCAGGATCTTGGTATACTTTTGTAGAAGCTGCTGGGGTTGATAAATATCTTAGATTAAATAGCACAGATGCAGTTACTACTAATACTGATATATTTGGTGGTGGAGCACAAGCAACATCTGTATTTACCATAGGGCAGTCAGCTGCTGGTTATAGTAATGGTAATGACATAATAGCTTATGTTTTTGCACCAATAAAAGGATATTCTAAATTTGGTAAATATTTAGGTAATGGCAATGCAAACGGACCGTTTATTTACACAGGATTTAAACCCGCTTGGGTTATGTATAAAAGAACTGATGCTACTGGAGAGTGGCCTATGTTAGATAATACAAGAAATCCTTTTAATGTTGCAAATAGCCATCTTAAAGCAGATTTAACTGATGCAGAAGTAACTAATACAAGTTTTAATCTAGACCTTTTATCTAATGGATTTAAAATAAGATCAACTAATAGTTATGCTAATGCATATGGCGGAACTTATATCTACATGGCCTTTGCACAAAATCCTCTAGTAGCAACGAACGGAGTGCCAACAACGGCTAGATAACATGTCAGAGATAAAAGTAAATGCCCTTAAAAAATATGATGGTTCTACCATCACGATTGGTGAGGGTGGTGACACGGTTACAATAACACCAGGTATTGTTGCTACAACATTGACATCAGGTACTATTCCTGATGCTAGGTTTCCATCTACATTACCTGCTATATCAGGAGCGAACCTAACAAACTTACCAGCAGAAACAAAACCAACCATTACAGGCATTAATCCTACGGTTATTAATAATAACGCTAATAATGTCATTATAACAGGAACTAACTATGTATCAGTGCCAACCGTTGATGCAATATCAACAACAGGTGCCATTATAGTAGCTAACACTGTTTCTTTTACAAGTGCCACATCTGTTACAGCTAATTTTACTTTACCTACAGACGGAACTTATTACATTCGTTTAGAAAATAATGATGGTAATGCAGTAAGATCTTCTGCTGCTTTACTCACCGTATCAGATGATCCTGTTTGGTCTACAGGTTCCGGTTCTCTTGGAACTATTGAAGGAAACTTTTCAGGTACCGTAGCTACGGTTGCTGCTACTGGAGACACTGTTACTTTTGCAGAAACAACAAATGTTTTAACAAATGGAGCGCAAGCAAACTGCTCGCTAAACTCAAGTACAGGCGCTATAACTACAAGTGATTTTGGTGGATCGTCTACGAGCGCAACAACGTATAACTTTACTCTTCGTGCTACCGATGCACAAGGGCAAACAGCGGACCGTGCTTTTTCACTAACATCAGTATTTGATATAGCTAACTCAGGAAGGTTTGATTAATGGCAACATATTTAACAAGAACAGCATCAAGTACAACAGATGCACAAAGAAAAACTTGGACTCTTAGTTTTTGGGTAAAACCAGCAAACATGAATGCAGATGCTGGTGGCGCTCAAGAATATCATTATGTTTACCAAACAGGAGGAGGTTCTACTGGATACTTCAGAATGGATAGTAATCAAAAGATACGATGGAGAGATTACACAAGTGGTGGTTCTCCTGATTATTTAAAAATAACAAATAGATTATTTAGAGACCCTTCAGCTTGGTATCATATCGTTTTAAGATGTGACACCACACAAGCAACAGCTGCAGATAGAATAAGATTATATGTTAATGGCGAATTACAAGAATGGCAAAATGCAAACTATCCCGCACAAAATCATGTTACTTTTATAAACTCTACAAACCCATATCAAATAGGTGAATCTAGCACCAACAGCCTTAGATCAACTTATCTTTCACAATATATTATGTGTGCAGGACAATCATATGCACCAACTGCTTTTGGATCAACAAATGCAAATGGAATTTGGGTACCTATTACTCAACCTTCTGTAACATATGGAGCTAACGGTTTTAAATTAGATTTTGCAGGTACAGGGACTTCTGCCGATGCTAGTGGATTTGGAGCCGACACTTCAGGTAATAATAATCATTTCGCTACTACTGCATTAGGTACAAACCCTAATACAAAAGATACGCCACAAAATAATTTCTGCACATTTAATGGTGTAGCTATGAATAGATTTGGTTATCCAATACTTGCAGAAGGTAATTTAAAAATTACTGATTCGTCTAATGGTATTTGGCGTATTTGTGGAAGTAGTCAAGGTTTTACGTCAGGTAAATGGTATTGGGAAACAAGATATACAGGATCAAATGCTGTAATGTCAGGATTTTTAGATGTTAATAATTATACAGCAAGTCGAGTATATTCTGCAGGAGGAGATCAATATCCTGGAAATCTTTCAGGAAGTAATAGTTTTGGTTACAGAAGTAATGGAACATTATTCCATAATGGAAATACAACTTCAGGTAAAACAAGTTGGGAAAGTGCAGGAGATATTATGGGTTTAGCAGTTGATATGGATAATAAAGCTGTTTATGCTCATGTTAATGGAACATACGTTGACTCAGGTGATCCAACAAGTGGAGCTTCAAAAACTGGTTCTTTATTTAATTTTACACCAACAAATTATATATCACCAGCAGTGTCTGTTTCAGCAGCAGGTAATAATGGTGCTCAAATGAATTGGGGCAATCCTTCTTTTACAATTAGTTCAGGAAACGCAGACGCTAACGGATATGGAAACTTCGAATACGCTGTACCATCAGGGTACTATGCGGTATGTACAAAAAACTTAGCACAATACGGATAATATATGGCATATACATCAATCAACGATCCTTCAGCACAATTTCAAACAGCTTTATATACAGGAAGTTCATCTTCTGTTTCTCCTACTTTTACAGGAAATGCTAATTTACAGCCAGATATGATGTGGATTAAATCTAGAAGTGGTGCAACAAACAATAATATCTATGACAGTTCAAGAGGATCAACGGAAAGATTGTATCCAAATTTAAACAGTCAAGTAGATACAGTAAGTGGGATGGCTTTTAATAGTGATGGATTTACTACTGGAACAAATTCTGTTGGTGATATTAATGTTAATGGTTCAACGTATGTAGGTTGGGGGTGGAAAGCTAACGGTGGTACTACTGCTAGTAACAGTTCAGGTTCTATAACGTCTACCGTGCAAGCAAATACGACAGCTGGTTTTAGTATAGTTACTTATACAGGGAATGGCTCAAGTGGAGCTACAGTAGGTCATGGCTTAGGAACTGTTCCCGATACAATAATTTTAAAATGTAGAAATGCTACAGAAAACTGGTTTGTAAATACCCCTATTGCAGGTGGAGTTGGTTACATGATGTTAAACCAAACAAATGCAGATTCAGGGGCAAATAGTTCAGTTTGGAATAGTACTACTCCTACTTCTACTCTTTTTACTCTTGGTAATTCAGGAGGAGTTAATGGCAATAATAACACTTATGTAGCTTATTGTTTTGCTAATACAAAAGGTTTTAGTAGTTTTGGTTCTTATTCAGGTAGTGGAGGGAGTGCTGGTCCTTTCGTGTTTTTAGGATTTAAACCAGCTTTTGTTATGATAAAAAAAGTA